GGTCGATGTAGCAGTGTTTGAATAAGAAATACGAAACCACCCGCCACCGACCGAGACAATCTCTCCTGTGCCTGATATTTTTGTGCCAGTAGATAAATCAAAATACCCAGACACAAAGGAAAACGCCCCAGAGAACCAGACTGCGATCTTGGTTCTTTCTCCGGCTTTAGCGAAAAAAGAGCCCGTATACGCTGTGGCGTTTGTCGCCGAAAAGATTTGCTGCAGATAATGCGTGCTTGTGGTCGCCGCCTCCACCAACTTGTCAGCAGTTGTCAGCCCATCCAGTGCGGTAACTGCATTGACTGTAACGGTCGCATTTGATTTTGTCCACGCCGCATTATCAAACTGCTCAGAATAAGTCAGCAAATTCGTCCGGGCTTCCTCCACCAGAAACCCTCGCGGCAGCAGGGTAGCGGGGTCGTAGTCAAGGCGGGGGGCGTTGCTGGCCACGGTGACCACAGCGCCAGCAGCATTGGAATGGGTGGCCGACGATGCGCGGGTGAAGGTGATGCGCGGATCGAACTGCCCCGCAGCAAAATCCTGCAGCAGCTTGTAGCGCTTGCGGAAATTGGCTCCGCTGGCGTACCCGACCGATGCCAACATGTCAGCCGGCCTCAACGCAGTTGAACGACCCGGCCCCGGAGACTTGGAGCACGGCAATCTTGTCGGTGTCGTTGACCCGCCAATACTCCACCGCACCAGCGGGCAACAGGGTGCCGTTGGCTGATGTGACGGTGGGGTTGGTGCCCAGCAGGCACCAGGTATCTGTGGTGGCCGTGACCCGCACCACGCGGGTGCCGGCAGTAAGTGCCGCCGTCTGCTGGCTGGTGCCCGATGTGGTGAGCGTCTGGGCAGTGCCTGGGCGCAGCTCCTGGATGTTTTGGCCGTTGATGTCGCGGGCGAGGGAGGTCATGGGGATGTCCTTTCAGAGGGTTGCAGCGGCGACAAAAAGCGCATCCAGATCAGCGTCAGTCAGTCCCAGGCCAGCGGCCAAGGTCTGCACCAGGGCGCTGTTGCGCTCCACGGTCTGGGCGTATTCCCATTCGATTTGCGCGGCTTGGTCGGCCTGCGTGATGGCGGCATTGACCTGGGTCAGCATGCCGGCCCCCAGCAGGGCCAGCCGGGCTTGGCGCATGGTGACGGATTGGGGCACCTGGGGCGCGGGCGGAACCGGCTCGGCCCAGGTAGTGCCGTCAAACGTCCAACCGGTTTGCACCTCGTCGGGGCAAGCCACAAACAAAGCGGCGTAACCCGGCTGGAACAATTCAAATGGGTCTTTGGACCACGCCTCAACTACGAAGCCGCTTTGAACGTATGCAAAACGCATGTGAGCCTCAATCAGTAAAGGATGATGACGTAGCCGGAACCCCCAGCGCCACCATTAGATTGGGATGCCGCAGCAGACCCACCGCCGCCTCCACCGCCACCGCCCGCACCGCCAGCGGCAGCGTTGCCAGCGTAGCCGCTGCCGCCGCCGCACCCAGCGCCGCCGCCGCCAAACGCGCTGCTGCCTGCTAAATACACGCTGGCGCCGCCACCTCCGCCTATGCTGCCGTTGTGAGGTGTAAGCGCTGACGCAGAATTATTGGAAAACCCAGCGCCCCCTCCACCTAGTCCGGCAGGTGAAAACCCAAAATACTCTGTAGCAGATGTATAGCGCAGCAACAGCCTGTAAGCGCCAACGCCGGTAAGCGAAGCGGTAATAGGGTCAGAAAAAGCGTTGAACGGGGTTCTTCCAGGCCCAGGCCCGCTGATTTGTCCCGCTGCGATAACAGCGGCGCCGCCGCTTGAGCCACCAATTCCATTGCAGGAAGTGGTGTCATACCCACCAGCGCCACCAGCGCCGCCGCCAGCGGTAGCCCCGATATTCGTTGCTCCAGCGGTCGTAGCGTTTGTGCCCGCGCCTCCCCAGCCACCACCGCCGCCGCCTCCGACCACGTTAGAAGAACCAAATATGCCAGCGCCGCCAGCGCCGCCGGTTCCTATGGGCGAGCCACTAGACCCACCGCCGCCGCCCATAGTAAAGTCACCGGCGGTGCTTACACCGTTGCCCCCAGCGCCACCCGTGGCCGTGCCGCCGCTGGTCACCGCTGCGTCTTTGCTTGCTGTACCGCCAGACCCGCCTGTGGCGCCGCTTGCTGCCCCTCCAGCGTTGCCTGTGAGGTAGGTTGTGGCGCCGATAGCGACTGTCGTGCTTGTACTGTTGATTGTGATGTTGACAGTCTGACCGGGCGTGACGGCTATGTTTCCGTAAGCGCACCCGCCGCCGCCGCCACCGCCACCGCTGCGCGTGTTGGTGACACCCGCCGCTCCAGCACCACCAACGCCAAAAGCGTAGGCGCGAATGCTTGAAACGCCAGATGGCACCGTGAACGTGCCGGTGGCACTTATCAACGACTTTCGGTCTGTGGACAACCAAGACGCGGCCAGGTTTTGGGCGCTTGCTATCCATGTAGCGCTGCTGCCGTTGGTGCTGAGAATCTTGCCAGCGTTGCTGGTTTGAGTGGGCATGACCGTGGACCACGATGCAATTGATCCGTCTGTGCCTAGAAACTTGCCCGCATTGCCGGTCTGCCCAGGCAGGGTGGCAGACATCGCCACACCATTGACAAAATCCAGCGTGGCAATCTGGGTGCCGCTGCTGCCACCGGCTGCCGTGGGTGCGGTTGGGGTGCCGGTGAACGCAGGCGACTGCATGGCCATGGCAAATGCCGTGGTCGCAATCTGCGTGGTGTTGGTGCCTGCCGCCGCCGTGGGGGCCAGCGGCGTACCCGTCAGCGTTGGGGATGCGCTGGGGGCCTTGGCGTCAATCTGGGTCTGGATGGCGCTGGTGACTCCATCCACATAAGACAGCTCGGTATGGTCCGCAGTCACCGCGCCGGCCACATTGGGGAATGACGCCTTGATGGTGCTTTTGATCAGCCGGATGTGGTCATCGCCCTCGGCCTTGGGGTCGGTGGCCGCTGGGTTGCTGGCGTTCAGGCTGCTGATGTAGGTGGCGGTCTCGACGGTCATACGGCATTCCTCGGCTTGATTTGCAGGCCCCCGGCAGAGGCCAGGCGCCGGCGCTCGTCTTTGCGCCGGATGCTGTCGATCAGCGCGGCGGTGTAGCCCTGGTATCGGGACACGCCCTCGTCGTCCTGGCAGTAGCGGCAGGCCTCGACCATGGCCGAATACAGGTACAGGTCTTTGGCGTTCTCCAGCACCCAATTGGTGGGGTCAGAGTCCGACAGCGGGGTGAAGGTGGGCGTGTAGAAAAGGTCGTAGCTGTAGCCGCCCGCCGGGGCCGGAATCATCCGGATGGCGTCTTCCTCCACCGTGTAGCGGGTGGGGTGGCCGGTGGATGCGGTCAGCGCCTCGATGCCGTTGGGGCTGGTGTAGTCCAGGCTGTAGCGGGTGCCACCCAGGGTGATTTGCAGACGCACCACGCTGCCAAACCCGGTGGGCAGGGTGATGGTTTCGCTTGAGGTGGTGCCGCTGGCGACGGTCTCCATCTCCGAAATCGACAACTCGCGCTGGAACACGTCTTCGGCCAGCGCGATGAAGTCCGGGATCTTGGCCGTCAGGTCGGTGCGGTGCAGCAGGTCGGCCACCGCCGTCTGCAACTCGGCATAGGTGGTGATGCTCATGCGGGCCGCACCAGGTAGCGGTCAAAGGTGACAAAGGCGGGGTTGTCGCGCAGCCACTTCTGGATGTAGGTGCGCCGCTCTTTGTTGTCCCGGATGGTTGCGGCCTTGGCGTAGACAGCCATGGGGATGGTGCCCACCCGGCGCATTTCGCCCCAGCGCTCGCCTGCGGTGGCGTTGCGCGCCGCCTTTGCTTCCTCCAGCAGGGGCTGGGCGTCAAAGGTGGTTTTCTTGATGAGGGAATCACCCTCAAAGCTGAGTTCGATGGCGTTCCCGTAGGCGTCCACGGAATCCACGAACCGCACATTCCCGGTCGTTTCCATGCCAGCGATGTCCCATCGTTAAGCAATTGCACCATTCTACCTGCGGTGTCAAGCAAATGGGCGACAAAAAACCCGCCGAAGCGGGTTTCTTGGTTGGGGCGCCTGGCGGATCAGGCGGTCAGGTCGGCAATCTTGCCCATGGCCTTTTCGGCCCGCACAGCCAGGGTGACGTCAGCGGTGATCAGCATCTTCTCGCTGTCGCCGGTCTTGCCCATTTCCTCGGTGCGGAAACCGTCCAGGAAGGCCAGCTCGCCGTACTCCGGGTTGATCAGGGAAACATCCTCCGCGCCACTCATGATGTAGTGGGGAACGATTTCCAGCTCGCCGAAGTCCGACATGTACACATCGGCACCGCCAATGATGCGGGCCTGCTCCTTTTTCCCCACCTGGAAACGGTTGACGGCAATGCCGCTGAACCCGCTGAAGGTGGATTTGTGGGAAGCCGACATCACCGCCATCGGGGGGCATGTTCCTGAAGAGGTGTACACCGACTGGATCACCGTCTTCAGGATGGTCTCGGTGAAGGTGCGGTTGGTGCCGTTGGTGGGCGCGGTGGTGGGCGCACCGCTGGTGTGCGATGCGGTCGATCCACCCACGCCGCTGCTGATGTTGGTGTACAGATGCACACCCAGGCCGCCCAACTTGGATGCGGTGGAGCTATTGCCCGCCACTGCCGGGTTGTTGGACAGAACAGCGGCCTCAATGTCCCGCTTGATCTCCAGCATGGCCTTGGCCTTTTGGTAGGCCATTTCCGCAGCGCGGCCAGCCTTTTTCACCACATTGGCCCGGCGCGACACGGCAGGCTTTTTGGCAAAAATCTGGCAGTAGTTGCCCACCCGCTCGGTGGCGGTCAGGCTGTCAGCGCTGAAGTCGTCCCCGTCGATCAAGGCATTGTCCTTGTTCGCAGAGGCCAGGCTGTCGCGCTGCCACTCGTGGAAGGTGTTGCTTGCCTTGGTGCGACCAAACGCACTGGTGACCGGGGTTTCGGTCGGGCTGGTGTTGTAGATCTTTTCGATCAGGTCTTCACGAGCGCCGTTGAGGTCGTACTTGTCGTACAGGTTGGTTGGCTGTGCCATGGTTCAGTCCCTTTCAGCGACCCGCCAGAAATGCGGCCAGGTCATTGAGTTTTGCTCGTCCCCCGGTGAAGCGCTTGGCGGTCTCAGAGACCCGGCGCTCCTGCCGCGATGGGGTGTTTTTGCTCGGCATGGGTGGCGCCTTCTCCACCTTGGCCTGTACCGCAGGTTTCTTGGCCTGCAACTCACGGTAGGCAGCGGCGTCGCGCATCATCAGCGCGATCCGGGCGTCGTACACGTTGCCAATTTCCTGGGCGGTAAACCCATAGTCCTTGGACACGCGCTCAAACACCCGGCCCAGCTTTTCCTTGGTCATGCCCTCGCGCTGCAGCCGGTCCCAGCTTTGCTGGAACATGGCTTTGACGCTGGCCTGACGGGCCGCATCGGCCTCCTGGGCTTGCCGTTGGGACTCGGTTTTCACCG